AATTAAAAAGGTTTCTAAAGAACTTAATAAAGCATCTAGGATGCATAAGAAACAATCTAATACTTTAAAAAAGTTAGTTAAAGATGCGAAGAAAAAAAGACCCAAAAGTAGGAACAGGAAAAAAACCAAAAGGTAGCGGTAGAAGACTATACACGGATGAGAATCCAAGAGATACCGTATCTATAAAATATGCAACTGTTCAAGATGCAAGGGATACCGTTGCAAAAGTTAAGAAAACTAGAAAGCCTTTTGCAAGATTAATACAGATATTAACTGTAGGCGAACAAAGATCTAGGTATGGAGGCAAGCCAAAGCAAGCTGAAATATTTAGAAGGGGCAAAGATGCTATAAGAAAAAAACATGGTAGAATAAAATAATGGCAAAAAAAGCAAAAAGTGGCGGAAAAATATGTGCAAAAGGTAAGGCTTGGGCAAAGCGTACCTTTGATACATACCCATCTGCATATGCAAATATGGCAGCATCTAAGTATTGCAAAGATCCAAACTATGCAAAAGGATCTAAAAAGAAAGCAAAGAAAATGAAGATCGGTGGACTTGTTAACATCAAAGGGCAAGGCATTGTGATGAAAGAAAGACTTAGATAATGGGTCAGCTCAAACAGTGGCGAGAACAAAACTGGGTCAGAATAGGCACAGATGGTTCTATTAAGGGCCCATGTGGCACTAGCAAAGATAAAAAAAATCCAGATCGCTGTTTACCATCCGCAAAAGCTAGAAGCTTATCAAAAGCAGAACGTGCCAAGACAGCTCGTAAAAAGAAAGCGGCTGGTAGAAAAGGCAAAACCGTTGTAGCCAACACCAAGAAAGCAAAAGTAAGAATGAACAAAGGCGGAAGAGTCTCAAGAATGCACAAAGGTTGTGGGGCTGTTATGCCTAATAGAAGAAAAAGAACTAAATACTCATGACCAAAGGTTGGTTTTGGGACGATGTAAACAAAAGGTTTTACCGTTGGCATGAATTAAAATTATTGATGCAAGAACGCAAGTTAAAGGGTTATAATAAAAAATCAAATGAAAAGCCTACAGACAGCTAACAAAGGATTAAAAGCTTTAGCTAAAGAGAATCCCTCTTTGGTTGAGGATAAGTTTGGGTACGATGTACCGGGATATAAGTTAGGAGGATCTCCATCCACAGGAGGAGGTCTTGATAGTATTATGAATTTTTTCTCATCTTTAGGTATGTTTGGAGGAAATAAAGAACAAGAAAAAATGACTAGAGGATTTGATGTTCCTATGAATTTTGATGCTCCTAAAAGTTTTGATAGTAAAGATATAGATTTTAGTGATGTTACTTTCAATAAAGAAGCAGTCGATGAAGCTCAAGAAGATTTAGATGATATAAATTTTGATGAAATTGATTTTGAAGATGATGGTGGTGTTGCAATTGATATCGAGG